AAGATTTACTTGCATTTGAAATTGGCATACGAGAATCTTGATGTTGTTGTAGTTGTGAATTAACTGCATCCATCATTTCTCGACTGCGATTTTCATAGAATGCTTTACGGGCGTTTGCTTTAGCAGTTGGAATTTTTGCTAGAGCTAAGTCTCCACGACAGACTGTGCCACTATAACGACCCTCATCCTTCACGAAGGAATTGTGAGCAATTTCTGGAACTTCTTCTGGAGTTACGAATACCCAACCATCTTGAACTCGCTTACCGACATTTTGAATGTCATCCTTTCCTCGAATGGAAACGCGAATCCACCTTAGTGACATACCTTGATCTGCAAAACGATCTCGAACATCGTCTGGAATTGCAAGGTAATCTGGTTCTTCAAAAGTATAATCTTCGTATTCTCGTTGTTCAGTTTCTCTTGTTGACTCACTACGTGATTCTAGTATATTACGTGTCATTTTAAATTATCCTCCACGCTTCTTTGTTAATACTGTGGTATACTCTCCATCAGCTTGATCTGCGATAAGCTTTTGTTCTGCATACCGCTCAAGTGGAATACCCCACCGATTTGCCATTTCAATATCTCGCTTTGTAAGTTTGATACGATTTGATCGGTTTGTGCTGGGGTTAGTAACAGTGCGTGACGCTCCACTAACCACTTGAGAAGGCTGTTTAACGGAAGCCTTCGGTTCCGAATTTACTTGCTGCTCTACCTCTTCGGTTTCAACTTGAGCCTGTACTTGAAATTTATTTGGAAATGAATTACGAAGTCGTGCATCCACTTCACTATAAAATTCATCATCTGAAGGATCAAATCCTTCGTCTTTTAACTGGGCATCAATAGCCAAAGCTGCAGCAGTCATTAGTTGGTCTTGTCCAAACCAAGAATTGTTCATTGCCCACTCAACTGCCTTTGGATCATAGTCTGCAGGATTAGGAGTTTGAACTTGTTGTCTAGCTTGTGCTTGAACAGGTTGTTCATTATTAGTTTCTAAACTTCTCTGATAATTTTCATATGTGTGTTTAGTATCAGAAAGTTTACTTAATTCAAATTCAGCTTTATTGAGTAGGCGTTGCGCCGATACAATCTCATCTGCTTCGCCACTCTCTAAGGCTCTACGATATGCATTTTCAGCTAACTTAATTTGTTCTTGAAGTTGAATTTCATTTGAATCTAAATTATTTTTAAATGATGAAAGTAACTCTGTATCTTTTTGACGTAATTTACTTTCATAGTCTGAAATTCTACGTTCAAGTTCCGAGATTTTATCTTCTCGTTCTTTTCGTTGCTTAATGAGTTGTCGAATACGTTTCTGTGCACCACTGGTTTCAATACCATTTAGTTCTGGTGTTTCAGTTTTTTCTTGAACCTGTGGTTTTTCTTGTTCTTCACTTTCTTGAGCTTGTTCTTGAGGATCATCTTGCTCAAGTTCATATTCAATTTTTGTTTCTTCTTTTTCTTTTTGAGTATTTAAATTCGCCCAATCAGAAACTTCTTCTTCTTCATATTCTACAGCCTTAGATTCAGCCATTTATTTTCTCTCTTTCTCTACGCCATTGCGAAATGGTCGGTTACGCTTTAATACATACTTCTAAAATACAATACTAAAACTAGTTATACAAATTGTTAATTAGATAAGTTATAGGAAGTATCAAGATCACTGGGATCATCTACCTTCATAATAACTTGATCATCAAATAATAATAGAAGTTTTACACCACGATACTTCATTTTAACACCAGCATGTTTACCATAGCAAACGTAGTCACCTACGTTACACCACGGACCCTTTGGAAACTTATCCTTATCTTCATAAGCTAAGTCACCAAGAGCAATAACTCTTCCAACCGTTGTTAAATATGCAATATCGTCTTTCGTTGAATCGGGTAACAGAATACCGCCCCTAGTCTTTGACTTAATAGAAACTGGCCTAACTAAAATATGGAAGCCAGTTAAAGTTGGAAGATGATCTGGATCAGGAACATCTCCATCCGCAATCCATTCATCATTTTTTAAAGCTTTACTTAACTGTTGATGTAACATTGTTTTTATTTAAAATCCTCTTCATCATCAAGTTTTAATCTTTTACTAATAATATCTATTGCTATATCAATGGCATTACTTAAACCATCAGAATAACCAACTAGATACCGATATTCAGAATAATCTGAAGCTGCACCTGATGCAAGAGAATTTATAACTGCGTTTCGTTTTTCTTCGATACCCCTTCGAATATCAGACGTAATTAACATTTTAAATTACTTAGCCTTGTTACCCTTTACTGGCTTTGGAGCTTCATAGGTTTCGGCTTCATACTTGCTTAGAATACCAGTTTTGGCACGAACGGAATAATTTTCAGAAGGAACCTTACTCCAATCACCTACGTCCTTACCATTTGATTTGTATGTAAATGACATTTAATTAATCTCCTTTTTTAATTTGTTCAATATTGACTTTATTCGTTTCTTTCATTTGCTGTTCTAATAGTTTTAGAACTGCCATTCCCTTCTGTAGATTTTCATTATCCGTTGTTTTAGACAACTCTGCAAGAATTTTTAGTGCATCCTGAGTTTGCTTTAGTTGACGATCCTTAGCTTTTTCTTCTCGATTGAGAAGATTGGAAGCACCTTCTACATAGGCTTCTAGAGCAAGTTCCTTTTCTTTTAGATCAAGCTCACGAGTCTTGATAATACTTGCTGCATTTTCCTTTGCCATTTGAGATTGAAGTTTACGCTCTTCAATATCCAATCTACGACCTTCCATCATAACCATTTGTTCTTCTGGAGATGGTGGAGCTTTAGCTGCTTGTTGATTTGCTACCAATACTTGCTGTGCAGCTTGAGCCATAATCTGTTCTACGACCCGAGGATCAACATTCTCTTGACCTTGCATAAGTTGACGGGTTACACCATTCATTTGTTCTTGATATTTAAGAACTGAATGCTCTTGAATATTAGCAGCTAGAATTGGAGTAATCCGTTGCATGATTGGATTGGCACCATTTACTGGGTCTTGCATATAAGCCATCTTTACTTTGATATGAGCTTCATGATCTTGACCTGGAAAAGCTCGAATTGCTAAACCTTTAGATGCAGCTAAAATATCAGATACCGGATCAAGTGGTTTTGGTTGTGGCTTTTTAGGAAGGATTAAATCAATATTTGGAATATTTGCAGAACGTAGAATTGTTTTGTGTAGCTCTTCCGTATTATACATGCCTGAAGGGGCTTGCTGGGCCATCTGGAGTGCCATCTGAGCCATCATCATCTTATGGGCGGATGATGGAATATTTGGATCGGATACTGGAATAACATCAATACGACCATCAAAATCTTTTCGCATGATATTATCTTGACCTTGAGATACATCAAATGGATAGTATTCAGGCATTGACTCGTAATTGATACGAGCTAGAATCTTTAGTTCTTCCCGTTGTGAGTGATGTAGCCGTTTATGGACTGCAGTAAAGAACTTACTTGAGGCTTCGAGTAAAGCCATTGTCGTTCCGACTGGACCATAGGAAGCTGCATCGCTAATAACCTGTTCGGTATTGTCTGCAAACTTTTGACCTGATGCCGCTACAAATTGAAGCATGTTATAAAGAGTTTGAGAAGGTTCCTTATATGGAAGTGGAACAATTGATTTACTTAGATCAAGACCTGTAGCTTCAACTTCCTTGAACTCGCCGGGAGCAATTGGATCATCGTCACCTGAAATTCGAACACCCTTAGCTCTGAAACCGGCGGGAAGGTTTGCAAACTGCCCAGCATCAATTAGACTACGCATTGCAGATGTAGCAGATGCGGTTAGATTTCCTAACATATGAATATAACCAATACCATAGAAACCAAGGGCAGGAACAAAACGATAGTGAGCAAAGAATAGCTTCTTGTTTCGTTGTGGATCATTCATATCGTAGTTTCTACGAATTGAAAGAACTGCGCTGCTATCTAAATCTACAGTTACAATATAAGGTAGAGTTAGATCAGTTTCATCCTCTAAGCTTTCAATATCTAGATAGCAATGCTGTTCTAGAAGTGTGTACTGACCATCAAAGTCTGAGTTGGTGGGAGACACACCTGTAACTGCATTCATCTTTGTACGTAGTGCCGATAGTTCAGGAATCTTTGGATTATTAATTAGTTTATCGGAAGCTGCATACATGCCACCTGAAATCTCACGCTCTAACTGAATTGGACTTTTATACAGAACCTGAGTATAACGATCTGCAGTTCGTAGGTTCATTGCAAAGTTAGAAACTACAAACTGATCAATTGGAACAAACTCACTTACTGGGCGTTGTAAACCACTATCATAGTAGACCTTCTTAAATGAAGAACCAAATAGTGGGAGATGGAAAAGCATACGTTCCATCTCATCGAAGTATTCAGGCATAAGTTCTGTAAGTTGATAGTTCATGTATTCTTTGACACGAACTGCTTGTTCTTCTTTTTCTGGAGTTGTCTTACCTACAACCTGAGTTTTTACTGGACCGCCAGCAGGGAATAGTTCTTGAATTGCTTTTGACTGAAATGAAACTGCTGATTCAATTAAAAGTGGATGGACTGCAGTACATGCACCTTGAAATGGTTCATTGGTTTCTTCTAGCTTTAAACCTAGTAGATCAAGACCATTGGTAAACATTTGTTCCCATTCTAGACGGGATTCTAAATCTGCCTCATAGGCTTTGATAACTTGATCTGCAATATAATCTTGAGTATCTTGATCTAATTCTTCGACTAGGTTTCTGTAAAATCCAGTTGGATTGCTGTAGTTAATTTCAGGATTGTCACCCTCTTCTACATTAAACTCAACCATGATGCTGCCGTCAGTATTATCAAATTCCATACGTGTTTCAGTAGATACATCTGGATCACTTGAAACAGCTAACTCTATAACATTGCTGTCATTCATCATGTTATTTTGAAATGGGTTTCTTTCTACAGCCAATTGATTTCCCCTTTTTTTATAAAATAAGGTAACTTAAAAAAATATGTATGTTTAAAGTATAGTAAAAAAATAGAAATTACACAAGTTCTACTTAAACTCGCCAGTATGCACGTTTTCTTTTTTTGTATGTATTACTATATTGGAAATCATCATTGGCTGCATCTTCTGGATGAATTAAGTTCCAACTGTCTCGCATATAAATAATAGCCATTGTCATGCAGTCAACCATATCGTCATGGGCTGCATTGGGAAACTGAATTGCTTCATCGTACAAAGCTTCAGCCCATTCTGTATTTGGTATCCAAACTTTTCCCGCTTCCATAAATGGAGATGCGGCGTAGACCCGTGATACTTTATCTCTATCTGGCATATACTCTAAAACTGGAATGCGTGTTCTTCGCATATCCTGTATGAGAGACTGTCCACTTGCTTTCTTTTCAATGACACAAACATCTGGATTGTATTCCTTATACATATCCTGTGCCAATCGTCGTAACTCTGGGTATTCAAATTTACCAAATACATTGGAAAGAAGAATTAGATTACCATCTACTCTTTCTCTTCCTGTTTCTTTATCAGTCTCAACAGAACCAAAGATACCCCATGTTTGTATAACACTATTGTCTGCAGAAGCTTTTGTGCTAAATGCAGTATCATAAGTTTGAATAATAAGATCACATGGAGGGGCATCTTCATATTCCCAGATTTTAAACCATTTCTTTTTAATGATTCCACCCTCGTCTGGTTGAGGGTTCTGCATATACAATGCATTCCAGTATCTGCTTCCGTTTGAAGCTTTAATTTCCTGTTCATCAATTCTAAGAACTTCATCTGGTTTCCACTCTGGGAAATACGAAGAGCCTACTGGTAAATTCAGAAGTTGAGATGATTCCTCATCCAACCATGCCGGGATTCGAATAACATCCCATTTATTCTGTAATTCAACTTCTTCCTGTTGTTTCAGTAACCAACCACAAAGATCATCAAAGTGGTATCTCGTATTGATAATAATAATTGCACCATTAGGCATTACACGAGTTCGTAAGCCTGATGGATACCATTCCTTGATATACCTTCTGCCACTTTCACTAATGGCATCTTCTTCTGACATTACATCGTCCAACAGTGCAATGTGTGCACCCCGACCTGCAATCTGACTCCTTACACCTGCAGCGTAGTAAGACCCATTCTTATTGGTTTTCCATTTACCTGCAGCCTTAACGTCTGATCTTAACTTGACACCATTAAACATTCTATCGAAATCTTCGGAGTTTACAATGTCACGAACAGACCTGCCAAAGTCAGATGCCAATTGGTCTGAGTGAGAAACTGACATGATTTCATGAGAAGGATTTCTACCTATGTACCATGCTGGAAATAACTTGGAACAAATTACAGACTTGGAAGAACGAGGAGGAAGAAAGACCATCAATCGTTTACATTCACCATCTACAACCTGCTGTAGCTTATGGCATAGAACCTGAATGTGTCTGCCCATCTTAAAGTCAGGAACTAACTTAGGTGCTTCCTTTCTTACAAAAGTAAGGAAGTCCTCATTGGATTTCTTTTGAGAGTATGTCTTTAATGCATTCTTTAAATGATTAAATTTAACTAATGTCTCATTGGATACTTCTTCTTTCTCTATATCCTCTGCTGTTTTTAGTTTTGGATAAAATAACTTTTTCTGAAGAAGCTTTAGAGTATCCTTTGGTACTGTATCTATAATATCATTTTCAGGTGCAATTCGTTCTGCCTGTTTACGTTTGTTTCCAGAACGAGCATTCTTAGACTGTTTTGTTCTTGGCATTTTAAGAAGATTTCACTACATCTATAATTTTCTGATCGGAGAATCCCTCGTCATTTTTATGAGTTTCAATAAATGCATGCCGCATAATCTGTAAACTCTCTAAGGTTTCAGCTAAAGAATTTCTTAACATTTCACCTAGAGGTGTTGGTCTTACTAATGCTGGAGTATAAGCTACAATCTTAGTTAGCTCATGCAACATATTTGATAAAATTTTAGCTGAAGCTAATGAAGTGACAACTTCATTCCTATTCATAATGTTTCTGTAGTCTTTAACATCCTCGTTACCCGTTATTGCTGATGCAATTATCATAGCATCCTGAATGTCATATGAGTCAAAGTCTTTTTGTAAATCTCTTAAAGTACTATTGTCTGTCATTTATAGATTGTTACCTTTTTAGGTTTACATATAAAAGAACTTTAACCCACATTTACATGGTAGACCAAAAAGACCAGAAAGACAAGAGTAAAATAAATTTGTGTAGGTAAATAAATTATGATACCCTACCCCTATTGAGGGGGACTGTTATAGACTGTTAAAGACTGTTAAAGACTATTAAAGATTTTAAAGTTAATAATAATAATAAATAATAAATAATAATAATAAACATTCTTTAATAGTCTTTAATAGTCTTTTAAAGAGGG